TGGTGGAGGCAGTGCAACAAAATGCGAACTTACAATCATTACACCGTCATTGCTTGCTATCTCCAATATTTTCAAGAAATAGTATATCACATTTTCTTGCGATTGTCAATAACAAAAAAAACCGGCAGTACAGCAGGAGATTTCCTGTTTTGTACCGCCGGTTTTCTGCTTGTTATTTACTTTATTTGCCGTCAAATTTCCCGAAAATTATCCACGCTCACATACCCCGTGACATACTTCCCTGCCGGTGTCTTGCCGCAGTACTCCTTGCGTGTTGTGATTCGGAAGCGTCCCAGCTTGCACTGCTTGCCGTCGTAGATGTAGTATGTTCCGGCAGGCAGCGTGCCAGATGCCTTGGCCGCCGTGTCACTAGAGAACAGCTGCGTCTTGGTCTTGTACAGCCGCACAGCCTGTCCCTGTTTCCAGTCGTAGCGCAGTGTGTTTGTGGATGCCGGTTTAGACACCGCAGCGTTTCCGATACCCATAGCGGCAGCTACGTCCGACAGGAATTTCTTCCAGTGCGCCCCGTCCGCCGTGTCCGAACCGCCTTTGCTCGCCGGAACGAACCACTTCGGGCAGACCTTTCCTGTCACGTCATAGTGCCGGATAACGCCGCCTTTCTGCGGATTCAGACCGTACTTCTTGCACAGCTGCCCCGTCAGCTCCACCAGACTGGCATAGGTCCGGCTGCCGAACGCCCCGGTCCAATCGGGGTGACAGGTCTCGATGGAAACCGTGTAGCTGTTCGCCTGATTGGTACACCAGCTCATTTCCGCATCCGGGATGCAGCAGATCACCTCGCCCTGCAATCCTACAATATAGTTGCTGGACACGGAGCGGTCGGTAGTCTGGAAATAGTTCCGGTTATTGATTGCCGACGTTCCGGGGTTGCCCACCCAGTGTACCGCAATCGCCGTGGTCTTAGCTCTCTTGGTGTACGGGCGGTTGTGCGTCAGATAATTGTTTGTGATTGTCATGATTACTCTCCTCCCACTTCCGGCAGTCCTGCGATTGATGTCAACACGGACAGGATACCAGCGACCAGAGCAGTGCTGCCGACAACTGCCCAGCTGATGTCCTGCATGGTTGCGGCTACACCAATCGCTGCAACCGCTGTCTGCGCCATTGTTTTGACGGCTCTGACTGCCGCCGCCTTTGCCCACTGTTTCCAGTCACGATTTTTCATTTCTCTGTACCTCGCTTTCCAGTTCCTTGATCTTGCATTCCGCAATTGTCATGCGGTCGATCAGATTGTTGTGCTTGTCTACACGCCGGGAGAGCGTGTCTACATCGTTTCTGAGTGCGTCCAGTTTGACCTGCAATACTGCGGTCGCCTTACTCTGCATGAGTGCAGAGCCGCCCACAGCGCCTAACGCTGCGATGCCTGCGGTAATAATTTCTGTCCAGTCCATAATCTCACCCCTTAATCAGTACCTTGATGTGTGTATCATCTATCCGGGATAGTACCCGATAGCCAACCCGTCCCTCAGACCGTGTGGCAATACCACCCGTTGTCGGGACACAGTAATCATTGGGTTTGCAAGTGCCGTCATCAATGACGATGAGCTTGCCCATCATACCAACAGCAGACCATTCCTGCCGATCTGAGCGTGGCACATACGGCTTGTCCGGATTGTAGTCCGGATTGAGTACCCAGACCTTACGAGTCGTTCCGTCCTCATCTGTGTAGTCCTCAGTCAGCGGCTCTCCGTAGATATCCGTCATGTATTGCCCCCGCCACTGATCTTCGTAGCTGTCGCCGATCACGGACGGATTGCCGGATACTACGCCAAGGATATCATCTTCAACTGATTCAGCAAGTAATATTTTTTCGCCGTCCAGTTTCACAAAACGCCCACGTCTGTCCTCATTATTGAGATTTCCGTCCAGCCACTCGAAATACTCTGCGTAGTCCGCACCAGAACTGTGATAAGAACCAGATGAGTACACACCAGCGGCAGCGGCACGGAAAGCGTTAGCACGAGCAGAGGATGTACCATTTCCAAGGATTAGATAAGGTCCAGTGTAGTTATATGAGTTGTAAGCTCCGAATGCTGCGCAGGATGCCGTTGCAACTGTCACGTGATTACCATATCCAATCGATTGATTAGACGATTTCTGAACTTCTGTATACCAGCCACCACTTAGAGACGCATTCGCTTTGCATGTATTAAGATTCCCAAGAGCCAAGCCGCCCTGGGCATCTGCTGTGACTTGGTTCCCGCAGCCGAGAGCGATATTAGCCGTACCAGCCACAATGTTATCCTGACCCATTGCAACACATTGATTTCCTTGTGCTGTGTTACGCCAACCGGCAAGGAATATACAATTGCCACCAAGAGCAATGTTCTGAGAGCCAGTTACGGTTATATATTCACCGCCGCCTGCCTGATTTGCGGAGTAGTCGTTGAAAACATAATCCGTAGCACTGCCGTTGTAAGATACATTGTTAAGCTTATACGTCTTACCTTTGGTTGTTCTTCCCAGTACTCCAATCTCGTCCAGAGACCATGAGACGTTAGCTGCGCCGTTAAATGATTTACCTGTATTGCCGACAGTGAGGGTTCGGGCGGTGGCGAGTTTGGTAGCGCTGGCTACGTTGCTAGTCAAGAATGCCTGGTCGTAGTAAGCTATAGCGGCGGCTGTCCCGTCTGGTTCTGCATCTTGTATGAGATACTGCCTCGTCCATGTTTTGTAGTACCCGTATACGGCATAGTTGCCATTCCAGTACGTCCACGGCGATGGATGCACCCATACTGTATACGTCAAAGCATCTGTTGGTATAACTTTGACAGTCACAGTGCTTGGGCAGTTGATTCGATATACTGTGACTGCACAGGCGTTTGTGGCAGATGGCGTTGACTGCCAACTGTCCTTGATGTGGATTTCAAATGACGAATTCTGGTTTGTGCGAGCGTTAAAACCATCGCCAGACCACACACGGATAACCATAGTTCTACCATCGGCGTTCGAAACGATAGTTCCTAGCCGTATCCATTTCACAGTACCGCCAGCACTTCCTAAATCCATAAAACAGTTTGTTATAGCGGAATGCGTGTGGTTTTTATCGGAGGCATAGCTTGTATAATTCCCACTATCCAACAGTACCCGCTCGCCTTGCCAGGTATTAGCCGCTGTTTGCTTGTTCCAGATCAGATTGCCACCATATGTCAATCCGGAATATATATACATTCCGTAGCTTCCACCATCGCCATAGCCATTTCTATGCCGAACGGAAATCATGTTAAACCAATTTCCAGTTTTAGTATTGTGAAATGTTCCGACTAACGACCTATAGTTTTTTAGGGTAGTTGTTGCATCATTGTCTACTTCATACGAACCACCAGCCACCGCCGATGGATGGTCGCTAGTTTGTTTATGTGACCCTATGTAGATATCTTTTTGATTTGTCGCCATATCGATGTCGCCAGCCATCGTCCCACCAGCCAATGGCAGATACTTAGACAAGCCCATCCCATCCAACTTCTTCTTGTCCGCCGCACTCATCAACCCGGCAGCACTAGCCGACGCATTGCCATAGGTCGTGTCTTTTGCGCTGATTGTATTACCGCTGATCGTGATGTTTGCACCGGCGGTCAGTTTGTCTTGCTTTTCAGAGATATCCGGAATGTCCGAAGTTAATGCTATTGTCCCACTTTTTCCCGCCGGCAAAACATAGTAATAATGCTGAGTGCCATAGGAGTTATTGGGATCTGGTGTTATGGTATATTGGCAACCTATATAATCTACCAAGTCCAACCGACCGGTTGATTTATCTTGCCACCCACCGAGTTTCAAACTAAAATTTCTTTTGCCATCATCGTCTCTACGGTCAAACCCAATCTCTGCGATGTTGCGGAGTCCACCACCGTAAAATAAGGTCATAAAAGCTAGAGGAATATCACCGATATAGTCCTGGAAAGTTAATTCGCTTTGGATTACGCCCCCAGCATTGTATATGTCTTCTTTTGTCATCGTCTCAGCCTCAGTCACATGACCCTCGTCATCAACTGCAACCTTATACATACCCTTGTTGTAGGCAGTATGTGCCGGATGCACATAATTCTCCAACCCCGCCAGCTTATCCCGTTCCGCCGTGGTATACGGCTGCTCCGTCTTGTCCAGCACGTCCTTGTTGCTGTGTGAGTGCGCCGACTTCTGCAGGGCGGCGATCTGCGTGTTCTGCGTGTTGTTCACGGACACGGCGCTGTCTGCGGTCTCCTGGGCTTTGTCTGCTGCTACCTGTATCGTGCCGTCCTTTGCGTCGATCTCTGCTTTTGTGTACGTGTTTGTATCGCCGCCGCTGCTGCCAGTCTTGCTTTTGCGGTACAGATACTTGCTGTAGTCGTTTGACTTTTTCGCAGCACTTCTGGATGTCCCGACAGATAATGTACGTGTATCATCACCGGCGCAGGAGATCTGCTGACCGCCCCGGAATGTCCATGTAATATCGGTCAGATAAGACCGGAACACGTCGCCGTTGACGTAATCTCTTACCGTGACAATATCGCCGATCCGGAAATGATACGGCACATGGACGGTACAGGAGAATGGATTTATCATATATTCTACAGTGTTCCCATCTTTTCTGACGGCAGCATTGTACAGATAATCCCACATATATTTTATCATCTGTGTGACTTTTCCGCCGTAGATATCTGCCGGGACCCGGTCTTCCTGCACCTGCCAGAACGGATTGTTTGTGATATTGATAGACAGCGGTGCTGCGTCGTCCGGAAGATCGGAAGAAACATACCAGCTTGACCCGTAGCCGCTGTCAAACGATACTTTCCAGATAGACGGATGCACATAATACGGCGATCTCTGCAGCGTCCCACGGGATATGTTTGATTGGTTCAGCTCGGTTTTGTACTCCCGTTCGCCCAACCTGGAAAATCGCACTCTCCCATCCGGAGCTGCAACAATAAAGCATCCAAGATATTCCGCAAGGTAATTGGCAAAATCCTTAACCGATTCTACGCTGCACTCACTGGACACACCTGTTGACAGCGCAGTGTTGCCGGAATCCGGAACAAACTTTTCGTTTTCCGCAGCATTGTAGTGCGGGACGTTGTAAGCGTTGCAGATATAATTGAGGATAACAGACGGCACGTTCCAACGTCCTGCCATCTGGCTGTACAGCCAGTTTTCTGCGTTTTCTGTGTCGTTTGCAGCATAGCAGCTTTCATCCAGCAGGCTGATATTATCGGACAATGACAGCGTATACACACCGTAGTTGTTTTCTGCAGATGATACGTTATAGGTTCCGTACAGTTCTTTGCTGTAGCCCTGATACCATGCGTATATCTCAACTGTTGCACGATATAACTTCTTGTATGTCAGCCCGGACGGCGCACGGAACGCAACTGACGCAGTACCAATATTGCAGGCGCCGGCAGGGATACCGCCGCCGCTGGAGCAGGAACTGGATGCAGTTAAGCTGCCCTTTACGATTCTTGATTCTGCAATCGTGTAGCTTTCGCCGTTTTTGGTTTTGACCACAAGCTCAGCGTGTTCTTCAAGTGCCATTTAGTGTATACCCCCTTCCGTGGAAATAGAGCGTAAATGGTTTCAACGGGCTGTTTGATCCTGCCGTGTCGATCTTGAGCATTGCCTCGTATTCTCCGACGGGAACTTCATAGTAATTTTCCGGGTCGAGTTCTTTCGATAATTTCCACGCCTGCCGTGTGTACTCTTCTTCACCGGCTTTTCGCAGCCAGAACGACGGCGATGGTGTACCCTGTGTTTCGATTTCGCCGCACAGGAATGCTGCAACCCACTCAATGCGTCCTGTCTGTGGCGCAATATCAACAGGGCGGTCATATACATACTCCCCTCCGCCGATATACCGGCAGTCCGCAAGCTTAATCAGATGTTCCGGATCACCGGCGCCTAATGTACTGGCGTTCCCGAAATACACGCCAGGCGCACCCTCAGTGGAGATATACTGCGCAGGCGGCTCCACAATATCACGCACGATCACTGGAATTGACAGTGTTGCGATATCCGCAATGCACTTTGGGGAATTGATCGTCAACGTCGCCTTGCCGTCAACATAACAATAGATGCCGTGCAGATTGTCAAGCGGCACACCGTTGATCATTGCGCCGCCGATACAGATCTCACCGCTTTTCAGAGCGTCAGACGCTTTGGCAATGCTGTCGCACGTCCCTTCGAGCTGTATCGTTGCGCTTACAGCGTTTTTTTGCCGGATGTACGTTGTATAGCTGCCGTCCTCGTTCTGGTCACGCGCAACATCCGGCTCAGCATCTGTTGACGTATCACCGACTTGCACCAAGTCCATCACAGCAAGATACAGTTTGTCCTCGCCGGACGGCAGCGGGCTGTTATAATACAGATCACATCTCTGCATTTTGTACACTCCCTTTCTGTCAGAATTCTGTGCCGCCGCTGATTGCGTTTGCACGGTCCTTTGCGCTTACAACAACCGTATCCCAGACGTGCGTATTTGGCGCAAGATAGATGGGGAATACCCAGTCGCCGCCAGCCTGCGCCGATGGATTTTCCTGCATCTGTGTCCATTCTGCCGCACGTGACTGCTGCACCGGATAGACGATCTCGTTGTACGGGCTGACCGGCAGCTGTGACGCATGGATGACGTCCTGCGCCATTTGTTCTGCGGTAACCGAGGTTTCGCCAGAGCCATCACGGATACCCTCTGCAAATCCCTCGGAATAGTATCCGCCAAGTTTTTTGGCAACTTTAGACGGAGATGCAATGCCGAGTTCTTTTCGAGTAGACGTTTCAGATGCGTTCGCCAATCCTTTTGCCGCTTCTTCTGCCGCCAGTGTATTTCCTGGGTCGTTGATACCAGCAGCAAGCCCGGCAGCGTAATTGTACCCGTTGTCCACGCCCCATTGATACAGCTCTGCCGCCTGTGCCGACAGCATCTTGGAGACGTTTCCGAGAGCATCTGTGATCTGGTACGAGTTATCCGTCATGCCTGTGGAAAAAGAACTCGCATAATTTGCAGCACCGTCATATCCGGCACTTGTGGCGTTTGCTTTGAAATCGTTGAATTCTTGGTTTGTGACAACGTAAGTCTGATAGGCTGCGTCGACCATAGACTTGCTGATTCCTGCAACGCCATCATCGTATTTGTCTTGCAAATCCTTCCAGTATTGATGGGCATCGTCCATCTGCTTTTGCAGCGTTTCCCGTGTTCCGGTTTCCGCCGTCTGCAGATTGTTCAGCAATCTGGTATTGCATTCTGCAATTGCGTCCGTGTCGCCGGATGCAAGCGCCTCCTGCATATCCTCATAGTTCTTGATTTGAGACTGATATGCAATAACGCTGTCCAGGTTGTCCTTGACGTTCTTTTTTGCATCGTCAAGACTCTTTGCGGTTTCATCAATTGACTTTGAGATTTGCTGGAATACTTTCGTGCTGTTGTTTGCAATATCCGACTGCGTCACGCCCAACATATCCCCATACGAGGATACAAAACGGTCTACTGCCGCATAATAGGCATCCGTACCGCCGCCGTAGCTGCTCAGTTTCTGGAACGCACTCTGTGCAGCCTGCATTTTTGTAAGCTGCCGCTCTAGGCTCTTTTGATTGTCCAGATTATCAGCGTATTCAGACCCTGCAGCGGAAAGCTGCTGCTGCGCATCAATGTAGTTTTCTTCATTGGCTGACAATAGCGCATTCGCTTTTTTTGTCGCCATGACGTCCTCAATTTTGGTTTTGAGTTCATCGTATTTCTGGATCTGCCCATCTACAATGCTGATCTCAACACCCAGAGCCTCGGACAGTTCTCCGGTGATAACCTGCGCACGGTTTTCGTATCCCTCTTTGATTTTCCCGTTCTCGTCAACGATGTTTTCCAGAGCATCTGACAAGTTCTGATAGTAGGTGTATTCTCTGTCTACGGAATCTACCGCACTTTTGCGCTTGTCCTCCCATTCTTCCCTGATCCGGTTTTGTTCCTCTGTCTTTTGATTCAGCTTGTCTTGCTTGTCGATCAGATGCTGTGTATAGCTGTCCAGATCTACCGCATAATCATTCGCATACTTGATGTCCCGATAGGTGGCATAAGCAATGCCGGCAACCGCAGCTGTCACACCGGTGACCTCCAGCCCTACAGGATTGACCAGGCTCGGAATCGCTTTCACAACGCTGCTGACGCCCTTGACCGTTTTGATTGCCGTTGCCCCGAAGTCTGTCACTTTTTTGACCGCAAATGCTGTGGCAATCGCTTTTCCGATCGGGATGATGTCGTCCACCAGCTCGTCCATATTTTCGGAAACCCACTGGATGCAGTCCTTTACTTTTGGCATTAGCTTTTGCGCAAACGGCTGCAGCACTTCGGTTTCCGCCTGGCGTTTCAAGGCGGTCAGCTGAGACATGACATCGTCGTACTTCACGTCATTCAGCTGTTCGACTGCATCTTTTGTGTTGCTGATCTCCGTCTGGGTGTTCAGCAGGCTGTATACAGCCTCTTCTCCCAAGTCCTCCCACATGGTCCCGAACAGATCAACGCCGATCTGATTCCGTGTGACATCGTCTTCCACATTATTAAGCTGTTCCAACAGTTCGCTGGTAGCCTCTCTTGCAGATTCTCCGCCGGCAGCAAATTTCGCCTGCATATCCGACATAGACTTTCCGGTTGTGTCAATCGGCTTTTGCAGCTCTTCCAGCGTTGCCTGCGCCTCTTCCAGCTGCTTGTTATATGCAGCGATGGTGTCGGCGTTCTTCATCTTTGTAATGTCAGATGTGGAATCCGTGAAATTTTGCTGTTCTATGGTCGCATATTTCAGCTTTTGTTCCAGGTCGGCGATTTTGTCGGTGGTTTCTGCAATGGCGTCATTGCGTTCTGCCATCTTTTGTGCGTCAGCCTCTGCGGTATATCCCAGCAGCTGGAACGCCTCCTGGGTGCTTGTTGAGGTATCCTTAACACGGATACCAAACTCTTTCATGGTATCGCCGATTTTATCAATGGAGAATGCACCGGATGCGGCACCGTTTTCCAGAGAACCGAAGAAATCCTCTACCGTATACCCAAGCTGGCTGTAGTGGACGGCGTATTCGTTGAGGGTGTCCAGCATATCGCCGTTTTTATCCAGCCCTGCCTGTGCGCCCTGTACCATGAGGTTATACGCATCTTCAATGGAGACCCCGAAGTTATCCGCCAATGCCTGCGCAGAGCGAATGGATTCGTTTACGTCATACCCGAATGTATCTTCCAGCAGCATGGCGTTTTCCGTTGCTTTCTGCAATTCGTCACCCATCAGTTTTGTTTGCTGATAGGTTACCGCTACTGCATTGGCAGCGTCCTCCATGCTGCCGCCGAAATTGTCCTTGTACACATTTTTGGAGACTTCCTGCACTTCTTTCAGGGCATCTCCGGTCAATCCCGTTGCCGCCGCCACCTGATCGGCTGCCTTTTCCGCCTGCGTGCCGGACGCAATCACAGCCGCACCAACGCCACTGATCGCTGCGACCAGACCGCCGACAGACTTGATGCTGTCGCTCATTGCGCCGTCGAATTTGTCGTTAAAATCTGCCATGCCGGAGATCGTGTCGGACACGCTGTCCCCGACGCTGGACATACCACTTTTGATGCTATCCGCTAAACCAGACGTTTTTCCGTCAATGCCATCCATCGCAGATTTTGCAGCATTCTCGGTGTCCTTAAAAATCTTTTCCGACCTGTCGCCTGCCTCCTGCATACTGGACTGCATTTTTTCGGAGGATTTCGCAAAGCTTTTCGATATGTCATCCGCAGCATTTCCAGCCTTTTTCTCTGCGTTTTTTGAGGACTTTTCTGTGTCCTTTTCCACATTCTTGGCTGCTTTTTCGCTGGATTTGTCGATCTGTTTCAGCCCTTTTTCAAAGCCAGACGTATCAATTTTGGTGTCAAAATTGACGCTGCCGTCCGCCTTGCTGTTTGCCATGCTTTCTCACCTCTCTGTCATCCAAAAATTGCACCCACTTGCCCTGCATCCATTTTCCTGTTGGTCGGTATCCAAAGGCTGTCCTTGATTTTCCGTATCCGTTTCCGCTGGTCCTTGTCCTTGATCTCCGCCAGCTTGATACTGCGATATGCCACACGCTGTTTTACCGCAGATTCATCCGGCAGTGTTTCCAGCAGCATCCGGAATTTATACCAATGCAGATCCTCCGCAGTCAGATCGATCCGGTAAAACCGCAGAAAATCGCTTACAATATACGCTCCGTCGTAGGTATAGGACAGCAGCTGCTCGTTTGCGGATCCACCGGTTTCCCGTCCCGTGTGTGGCATATCAGAGCATGACGCATACCGGAGCAGTCCCTGGTATGCCTCCGCAACATCGCACGGAGGGCGTACCCGATACCACGCCATTGCACACAGCATACGTTCGTTCGCCGTGTACGTTTCATCTGCCAGCATCGCAAAAAAGGAAAGCCATTCCCGATGACCAGTCACCACCGGATAGGGCTTTCCCTGTACGCTGACGGTATCCGGAAGATTATCATACAGTGGGTGCAGCATTGTCGTTTCCTCTGATCTTCGGGGCGTATTTCAACAGGATGCCAGCGATTCTGCGGGTCGACTCTGCTTTTTGGTCGTGGATACACTTGAGCAGGGAAGCATAGACCTCGTCAAAGCAGCGCTTGTTGTCCGGTAAGTCAGCCAATACAGCTTTCGCATTTTCCTCGCCGATCAGGTCGACGTAAAATTTCCGGAAGTCACCGCAGTACTTCCGGATCCTGTCTGATTCCAGCTTAGGGGTAGTTTCTTTTTCACGTTCCGCTGCATTTTTCACAGCAGCGTTGTACTTATCCCAGAACGCTGCGGAGTCTGCATCTACGCCGTAAGATCTCCAGTCGATTTCGTTCATTTCTGCACCTCCATGGCTTATGATACCTTGATTTTGTATGTGTTTGTCATGCCTGAGCTTGCACCATTGGTGACCGTGACCGTGATGTAATCACCGGATTTCAGATTGCTAAACTGATTGGTGCGGTTGTTTGTTGCGGCGTTCACAACATACGACTCACCATTGCAGGATACTACAACGGTCAGAGAAGTATTTTCCGCAATTGCCTCTACGGTCGCAGCTGTCGTTCCCGCCGGAATTGTATAGGATGTTACGCCGGCGCTGAATGCCGGCGTCAGAGTAACCGCCTTTCCGCCGCTTTCCACGGCCAAACTCTTCAGCTTTGGCTTGACGCTAGACGAGGACAGCTTGATCGTCTGCCAGTCATCGCTGCTGGTAACCTTGACGTTTTCCCACTCGCCATTGTTTTTGAGATTGCCAGAATAGGTCAGCACGTTTGCGTCATCGCCGTTGCTGTCCGGTACTACGCTGTAGCTGCGCATTCTGCCAGAGGCGGTAGTGCCGTCCTCTGACAGCGTTTTCATGTCGACCTGGATGATACGGCGTGTCGCCTGCTTGCCCACCTTTTCTTCGTCCGTAATCGTGACAATATCATCCTGCACAGCATTCCCGTCGTAGCGGTCAAAGCTATAGGAAATGCTCTCCTCGTAGCCCACCACGTCAGACCGGGTGCTGCGCTCGTCCACATATTTCCGGCTATGCTCGGTCGCCGATTTGGACGTACTCATGCTCGTGAAGCCTTCCATACGGATAAATGCGTACTGCCCCGGAATTTCATAGAATGCAACCTTTTCGTCACGCATGACCAGGTCGCCGTTTTGTAAGGTTTTACCCATTGTTGTACCTCCTGTCCTGATAATAGGTCAATTTCAATTGAATCTGATACCGTGCCGTACTGTCGCCGGCATCATATACGTATCCGCTTGTGATAATTTCCACACGCTGTGCTGTGCGGTATGCGCCAAGTTCCGGCAGCTGCCGCAGCTTGTTCTGCCTTGCGATCCAGTCGGAAAAATCGTCATAGAACGCACTGTTCGTCAGATTTTGTGCGGTATCGGAATACAGATTCCGGCTTGCAAAGACAAACAGGAACTGCCGCCGCTGAGAGCCGTCCACATACTGTGATGCAACCGGATCACATGGCACAGTGTCCACAGTATAACCGATCGGGTCTGCGCCCAGGCGGTCAACACCCAGAATGGCGTTTTCCTCTACCAGCGGACAGCCGGCGATCCAGTCTCGTACCGTTTCAATGATCGCTGCCATGTTCGCCTCCCAGTATCTTTGCCACACCGTCCTGCCAGTCGTCTGCGTGGTCAGCCTTGGCACGATCGAACCATCTTGCGCCACGCAGTCCCTTGGACTTGCCCTCATAGTACTGTTTCTGTGCGTAGGGCGTGTTCCACGTCACAGTGCCGCTGCCGATGTCACTGGACAGCTTTCCGCTGCCTTCCAGTGTGCCGGTGTCCAGCGGGACATACGGCGCACAAGTCCGTATCACTTCTTGATCCAGATACTTTTGTGCTTTTTCCAATGCCTTTTCACTGCACTTTTCGGTGTGTATCACCAGTTCTCCGTGTATTGTCATACTGCTGTCACCTCAATGTGCTGCACGTCCACAGAGCCGTACCGGTAATCTTCCACCGCTGTGATCGTTCTGCCGTTATTCGGCGGCGTGTCAGATTCGCACCTGCCGCACACGATAACATCATCTTTCTGCGGCAGATAATCAGACAGCGACGCCGCCGGAATGCAGCACCAGATCTGATCCTGCTGTTTCACGGACGTGCCGGTCTGTACCTGTGCCACAGTATCCTCCCAGTACACAGTCGGGAGGAAATGCGGTACATACGATTCCATGCGGTTTTTGACCGTCTTTTCGTAGACGGTACAGCCGATTTTATTCGTGTACATAAAAAATCCTTTCATTATAAGCTCCCCTAACAGGGGAGCTGGCAGCCATAGGCTGACTGAGGGGTCTCGCACCCCCTGTACATCAGTCCTGTGCCGCCCAGATAACGGATGCAGATGCTCCGGAGATAATCCTGCAAGCCGGCAGATGCTCCGTACAACAAGCCGGAAATGGTTTGTGCAGCTGTGGTGTAGCTAACGCTGTACTTGCCGATCGTTTCCGCAGTTTTGCCGGAGCCGCCCGGCGTGCTGCTGCCGCAGTTGGCATAGTCTGCCAACGCATCCGCAACAGCACAGCAGCATTTCTGCACTTTTTCCGCAGTCTCCTCCGGCACGCCGCCGGCAAGGCGGTCAAATGTCACCATGTCCATGTACTCTGACGCACGCTCTGCATACGTCAGAAATGTTTCTTCCTCCTGGATACGCCGCCCGTGGTAGGACTGCGTATAGTACGTGTAGTCTGCATAAGGCATATTCACTTCTCCTTTTCGTTCGCTGTTTCCTTTTCCTGTTCCGGTTCAGGTTTCTTTGCACCCTTTTTCGGTTTCTCCGGAGTTTCCGGAAACACCAGGCCTACGGTACGCATACGGCTCACCTCCGATCAGGTCTTGGATACCGACGCGTAGATGCCAGCCTTCTTGTTGTCGTACACCTCAGTGATGCCGTATGCACGGTAGAAGTACATCCACGCATCAGAGTGCTGGTTCTGCTCCGGCGTGATGACCTTGTTCACGGTGTGCTTGGTGAACTGGATCGGCGAGTTCTTCTGCACGATCAGGAAGTTCAGTTTCTTGCCGGCAGATGCTGCCTTATAGCCGCCGGCACTCTCGTCTGCTCCGGAAGAGCTGGTCTTGTCCACGCCGGAGAGCAGGTCAATTGCGCTGTAGAAACGGGTCTGCGGCACACGAATGGTCTTCGCAAAGCCCGCCAGCATTGCCTTGGACTTGTAGGTGTCCAGCGCCTGAATTGCTTCGTACATGGTGGGTGTGATGTACAGGATTCTGCTCTCCTGCGGCACCTCTGCCTCATCCATAGCGATATTCGCAGCGGTAATTGCAGCACACACGCCTGCGCCGTCTGCAAGGTCCTCGCTCTTGTTGGTACCCGCTGCCTTGGCGTAGGATGCAAAACGCCAGGCGTCCATTTCCGGTACGACCTTGGTTCGGATAAATTCCGATGCAAGTTTGCCGAAGGACAGCGCCGCAGTTTCCTCGTTGTCCATCGCATCCACGCTGAACCGTCTGCCACGGTCGTAGTTAAATGTCTTCTCGACCCACTCCAGGTCTACATCGCCGGAAACATAGCCGTCCTTGCGGCTGTAGTCGCCCAGACCGTCCATGCTCATCTTCGGGATCAGAATCGTCCGTGCATTGCTGCCCTGGCGCACAGTGCTGGAATCCGATTCCAGATCAGCGGTCAGTGTCGCACTCTTGTACACTTCGTCCAGCAGTGCGATATACTTTTTGATCAGTGTGAGATTGTTTGCCATATCTTACTCCTTTCTCACTTCAAGCCCATGACACGACGGACCATTTCGTCCGTTACGTCCTTGTTTGTGCTGCCGGGTGTGGCATCCACAAACACCGGCGATTTCTCGTCTTCTGTAGAAAATGCGTCCGGGCAGCTTTCTTTCAGCGCCTTTACCACATCTTCGCCGCCGAGCAGTGTGTCGCCGTCAAATTTCAGCTGCTTGCTTTCGATCTGGCGTTTCAGATAGTCCGCATAGATCGGATTCCGGCAGCCCTGCTGCGCCACAAACTTGTCCAGCTTGGCGCTGTACTCCATCTGCTGCATCTGATTCTGTGCGGCCTCGTACTTCTTCTGCCAGTCGGCAGCGGACTGCTTGATGCCGTCAATATCCATTTCGGTGTACGACTGGATCTTGCTGTTCGCATCGTTCAGCTGCCCTGTGACAGCATCCAACTTTGCCTGCAGTGCGTTGTAGTCCTCTTCGCTGTAGGTCTTTGCCTGCGGCTCCGGCGTCTGCTCCTGCTGCTGTGTCGGCTCGTTTTTGGTTTCATCTTCCATGTTCTTTCATTCCTTTCGTGATTTGGGTATAAAAATAGCACCTGATTGCTCAGCTGCTGATTTCACAAATAAGAACGCCGTACCCGCTGGCTGAATTGTTCTTGTTTTCCGCCCTCCGCCAGTTTATGCCCGTGGTCGGGGCATGAAAAAAGCACCTCAGTCGAGATGCTTCTCATAAGCTTTCAGAAACAGTTTCAAAATAAGGTCAAACGCTCCGAATCCAATGCCGATCCACGAAAGCACAAAGCACACTGTGGGAACGGCAAAACTTCCGTTCAAGGCATAGAGGAGGACTAACAAAACAATCATTGTAAGCATAGCTGCTCCTTTCTGGCATGAAAAAAGCACCTCGTTTGAGATGCTTTCTATCATATTTGGTTTTACTTCTCAAAATGTGTGGTGTTTTGAGACGTCTTTTCAGTTAATGTGCAAACGGGCAATCTTTTAATGCCTCTTTTTGCTGAATTGCGATTTCTTTCAGCCTTTTTCGAATTGTTTCTTTTTCTTTTTCATTTGTGGAAGAAAGCAACTTATTTCTCAATTCGACTTGTTCGCTTGTCGGTTGTAACATCATAAAGCATCACTCCAATAGTGCTAAAATTGCGTCGGCAACAGCGTTTTTCTTTCTTACAGAAAAACACTCTGCTATAATTTCAGTAAACTTTCCAGATAATTCACCGTCTGACGCATATCCGCTTACGAAACACAAAAGATAATCCGGATTGCCTTGCTTTTCGATATAATCGAAAATTCGGCGGTCAATCTTTTTCTTACTTTCATTATAACCGATATTTTCGGAAATTGCAAGCCTTTTGATGCAATCTTCGTAAAATTTATGTCCGAGTTCGTGCAAAATCGGTGCATATTCTGTATTATTTGCAAACTGTCCCGGTATAAGATTTACATATTTCAGAATCTTCTCAGAAGAATCATAGATGCTGTTCATGTACATAGTGTCGGTGATTTTGTCATACCCAGCAATTGCGTTTGGATTCAAACGGTACTTCTGAAAATCAACTACTGCGACTTTTGGAATCTGGAAATCTTTCGGCAACTCCGGTTGAATAGCTGACAACGTTTTTTCTGTAAGCCGCACCGCTTTGTTCTTACGGTCTGCATCGGCATCTGCATACATCTGATACCGACTATTTGCAACTTTTTTGACACTCATATGCACATTTCCGGAAGTCAGTGTTGTTTGATCGGAATACTTTGGCGTAAAACGTGACATATAATCCGTAGTAATTTTCTCCGGCGAATACGTCTTTCCCGTACCGCCGTTGTCCTTTGACGTAAGTGGTGTAATTTCCACAGCGTGTCCAGCCGCCTCAGCTGACAGTGTGCCTGTTTGCTGATTCTGCCGTTTCGCTGCATGGACAGCTTTCTGAGCCGCACTCCGTCCAAATCCGTCCACCTGTTCCCGGAATGTATCTCTCCGCTGTCCGGTCTGGCTGCAAAACGTTTTCAGCTGCTTTTCGGATTCTTTCAGCTTTGCTGCATTTGCCGCATAGTCCGCCTGCAGCACTGCTTTTGTTTCTTCGTCCGGTGCATTTTCCACCGCCGCCTGCGATGCCAGTGTCCGCCGCTTTAGCGCCCGTACATTCCGTTCGCCCTGCCGCTGCATCTGGCTGATCTCGTATTTTGTGTACTTTTTGCCGTTGTATGAGATGTTTTTCTCATTCAGCTTTTTGATCTGTTCCAGCGTGTAATTTGGTTTGGAGATGCCTTTGTAGTATGCGTGCCAGTCGTGGCGGCAGTTCCAGCCCTTGAATCCTTCGCCGGAACCATAGCCGATCTCATGCAGGGTATACACGTGCAGCCCGTCAATGGTTTCTCCGGCGTCTTCGCCGGTCAGCGTGACAAGCTGCCCCTGCCACCTTGCGTGTTCCGGTCTGGCACCGCTGTGTGCGGTCAGTTCCATCAGATGGCAGCCTGTTTCCTCTGCGTAGGTCTTGGACACCGCAGCAGACGTCTGCCCTACGCCGGTCAGCGTACAGCGCCGCACTGCTACGTCGATGCGATCACGGTGTCCGGTGGGATAGGTGACGTATGCGCCGGTGTCTGCCAGGCTGCGAACAGCCGTGCGGATCGCCTCCTGATAGGAAAACGCACCGGAGGACACCTGCGTATAGGAACGATCACAGGCATCATAAAACGCCTGCTGTGTGGTGCTTGCTGTGGTGCCGACCAGATTCCGCAGTGTCTTCTGCGTTTTGCGGTAGCCAGCTTCCAACACACGCCGCATGGGGCTGCTTTGCCGGATGTTGACCGGCAGCTGCTCTGCGGTTTCGTGGATATCATTCTCAATACTGACGGTTTCCACGCCCGCATCTTCGAACAACGCTTTTACCGCCGCAGAGCAGGCATCTGTCCGGGCAGTGATGATCTGCACAATGTCCGTATACAGCAAGCCAGCCTGCTGCATGATCTCCGCCTGGTACTTTGTTGTGTCAGACACCTTGCCCATGCGCATCATGCGCCGTATCATCGCAGTGATGATGTCATCTTCCAGCTGCTGATACAGTGCCACAACACGGTCCGCATTCGGTTCGTAGTTCCGCATCAGAACCCACCACCGCCGAACAAGCCGCCGCCATCCGTCTGCTCCGGTATGTATTCCGCAGCATCCTCCACAGTGCAGCCCATAGCGTAGGAGATCAGATATTCCGGTTTCAGCAGCTTGGCGCTGCACATCTGCATCCGCCGCTGGAATTCCTTGTCGGTATCCTCCAGAACACTGTCACCCCAGTTGCACGCCAGCGTACACGCTCCCTGCGGCGCCAGATGGTACAGCGTCGCATACACATCCATAGCGCTTACCAGCTGCCGCAGCGCATATTCCAACGATTTCTGCATCGCAGAGACGTGTACATAGCTGCGCTGCTTGGAGGTGCGTATCTCTTCGGCAGTTTTTTCCACGTCCTGCGGCTCTGAGATCGTCCCGTATGCCAGACCGACGTTGAATTCAATCCGCTGTAAGATGTGGTTCAGTCCGTTGAACAATGACGTGTCCCGGATCGCCGGAGCGTACACCTGCATCATTTTGGTGATGTCGGCATTTTCCCCGAAGTCATATTTCCGGAACAACCGCTTTTTGCCTTTGGGGAGCGTCAGCCGTTTCTCTGTCTTTTTGTCCGCAGCAGAAAAGTCAAAGAGATCTATTGACGCATCGACCGCCATTTCTGACGCATCATATTCCCATGTGATTTTTCGCCACTGCTCGTCTGCCTGCCGGATCAGATCCACCGCATTGGCATATACAGACACGCCGACTGCGGAATCCATATCCACACGGTTAGACGCCGGAATACGAAATACCGCAAACAACGGAGCAGGCACATTTGCAATTTCCTGATGCGGCTGCAGCTGTTCCCATCCCTCTACCTCTGACAAGTCGCAGGCTGCGCCCAGGGAATCCACGCCCAGCGACCGGTACGCCTGGTTTTCCACGGTATAGCGCTTTGCCGCTGCGTCCCAGCTGTGGAATTCCAGCCGTGTATAGTACGCTTTCCCGACCGTTTTGCGTGCCAGAAATACCGCAGCGGTCACATTGCCGTTAACGTCAAATGCAGTTGGAACATACCGGTCTGCACGAATCATATCCACCAGGATTTCCCCGCCGGATACATAAGGCTTGAACGCCATGCTGCCCAGAGCGCACGCTACCTCTGCTTTTTCGGAGAACTTTGCAAGAAAATCATCCATCTGCTCCCCGAGGAACACAGCCCTGGCGTTGCTTTCTTCCGTGTGTATGTCGGACTCTGCCAGCATCAGCCGTGAGAACTCCGATGCGATCCCCGCCGGCAGCCCCAACGCCCCGCAGTCATCGCCCATCTCATAGATCAGCCGCCATGTTTCCAGTGCGGTCTGCATACGGGAAGATACCGGCTGTTCTGCGCCCGGCTTGTTCCGGAACAGCCAGTTCCCCAGAATCTGAAATATGTTTATCGTTTTGCTTCACCTCTCACCTGCCGGATCGTCCGCCGCATTGCCGTTCGCACGAAATACCGCATATCATCCATGGCGTGGTCATTTTCTTTCAGTACTGCATCATGGGACTGTTTCTCGTTCCATCGATACAGCCCGAATTCCCGGATCACATCTGCACAACCGCTGCAAAAGTGCAGATAACCGTGCTGCAGCAGCACAGATGTGTCCCGTATCCCGTCAAGCACGCTGTTGTCCGCCTGCTTGACACGCATCCTGCCGTGCCGTCGGATACAGGCGATAAACGACGCTGCCGACGGGTCCACAATGACCGCACGTATCTCGTCAATACATTCTCCCGCCAGCTGTTCCAGTGCTTTGTAGTGTTCCTCATCGGTCCGTGGCGTGCCGTCTCGTCCGCTGTAGTAATACTCCCGCAGCCGTGTGGCGTGTCCGGTCGGATCCAGATACCAAAGTCCTGCACTGGTCGGGTTCAGCGTGCCGTAGTCGCAGGAGATAAAGTAATCCCCGTCCGGCAGCAGCTTGACCGTATCCGGAACGATATGCCGCTGCCTGTCAAACATGGTGTATACAGTGCCTTCTGCGACTACCCACTGCCCCTGAATGTATCTGTCGTAAAACACGCCTGCATACATTCCCTCTGCACGGTGGATCTTTTCGGGGGTCATGATCGGGTTATCCCACATTGTGAAATGCAGGTGCAGCACGTCATTTCTTTCGCCGTTGTCTGCTTTTTGTATCCAGTTCTTGTAAAACCAGTGTTCGGGGCTGTCCGGGTTGCAGTTAAACCACAACCTGGTGCCGTCCACAGACAAGGTACGGGCGATCGCCTGATTCACAAAGCTTTCCGGCATCAGCGCCACTTCGTCGAACAGAACTCCTGCCAGCGTCAGCCCTTGTACAAGCTTGTAAGAGCCTTCGTCTTTTCCGCCAAACACGTAAAAACGATTGCTTTTGCCGCAGCCGGAAACCGTCATCAGGTGGGAATCTCCGCCCACATACGACACATCGTAGTAGTGCGTGATGTCAACCATCTGCATGATCTCCATGATGATGTTTCGCTCCGCAGATTTTACGGTGTTCCCGCAGATCGCAAACCGCACTCCGTCAAACTGTGACATTGCCCAGTGGATAAAACTGCACGCCATTGCTGCAGTCTTGCCAGAACGGACAGAGCCGTCACAGATCAAGGCGTAAGCCTCCGGACGGTATGCCCAGCGGAACACAGTCTTCTGTTTTCGGGAAAGTTTCTCAAACGTCATCGTTATCCTCCAATGCCTCCAGCAGTTTCGGCAGTTCTGCAGCCGCATCGCCCGCATCTGTCTTGTCCCCCGGACGGAATCCGGCACGGTCGAGAATATCAAAGGCGGCTTTCAGCCTGTCCGCATCTTTCGCCTCTGCGTCCGTCATAATGGCGTACACGGTTGCAACCGCATCCGAAGCGGAAATTGCCAGTTCTTCCTGTACACGGCGGAATACCGCACGTTTTTGCTCCTGCAGATATTCCTGTACTTCGGGATTTTTCAGTATCTCACACGCCTGCACTGCTGCTGATCTCGGACTGTATCCGGCGTTGATCGCCGCCTGGCGCTGGTCTTTGCACCGCAGCTTGATGTATTCTTCCACAAGTCGTTTACGCTGTTCTGTCAGCATCTCACCACCGTCCTCACCTCCGATTTTGGGCATGTAAAAACCGCCGAAGGTCACCCTTGCAGCGGTTCTTGTCAGTATTTGATATTATCATTATAGCACAGGTCGAGGAGTCCATAAAAGTCCAACTTTTATTCCAGCCCCATTTTTTTCAGCGCAGCGTGATGCAGCCGTTTGGAAGTTGTCGACGATATGTACAGACGTTCGTTGACCTGTTCCCATTTCAGACCGTCGATGTATCGCAGCCGCACCAATTCTGCCAGTTTCGGCGGCAGGAATCGCACGGCACGTTCTACTTCTGCGGCTCTCTCTGCCCATGCGGCAGTTGTTTCTTCGTATTCGGCGGAAAGCTGTTCCAGTGCCTCAACGTATCGCTGCTGTCGTGACAGCGGCTCTCCTCTGGTGTGCGGCATATCGCCGTCGTATCGGATGCCGCTGATGCCTGTTGCATCTTCCCGCAGCTCTGCAATGCGCCGCTTGACGGCTGTGCGTGCCAGCGATGCGCTGCGGCATTGTTTTAGGGTTTCTAGGGTCATTGCTGTACCTCCATAACTTCTTCCCAACACTCTCTACAATCAAATTCGCTTTTTTCGCACAGTGTATCTTCCGAATATCTGCCAAACAAACTCCTGCGGCATATAGAACTGCGGTCAACCTTTGGAAACTTGTCCTTCGGGAAATTTTCGTCAAAATAATCCGCATACGTTTTGCAGTCTTTCATTTTTGCACCGCAGTATGCGCAGAATTTGGTCTTATTTTTCTGCCGACAACCGCATTTCGCACAATAAAAATATGCGCCATGCTTGTTCCACTGGCTGTTTTTGTGGTGGTCTGGCGGAGTAACACGACCATTCCACAATATCGCCGCATCATCCATCGTTCTGGCTTTTTGCCCTCTTGATCTGCAGATGTCGCATTCAAAAAAGTACATATCGTCTGCAAATCTTTCTATAGCTGTTCCGCCACAAAACGGGCAAGGTTTCAATTTGATCTCATTCATGTTCTTCTTCCTCCTTCGCTCGGTTTACGCTCGGTTAACGCTTGGCGTGCGTTAGGCTTACGCTCGCGTGCGTTAGCGTTTCTTCCGGTTCTCCCGATACTGTTTCTGATATGCTTTCCGCCGGCGTATGGCACAGGTGTTGCAGAATCTCCGGTCACCTTTCACGCCGATCAGCAGCTTGCCGCAGGTTTCGCAGGGTTTGGTGGTCATGGCTGTGCCTCCTTCGCTTTGCGTACTCTCGCTTTCAGGCTGTCGATCAGGGCGTCCTGTGTCGCGTTCTTGTCCTGCAGGGCAGCAAGGACATCGTCGTCCCGTGTACCGGTCACTGCAAGGTGATGTACAAAAACTGTAGCTGTCTGCCCCTGCCGGTGCAGCCGCTTGTTTGCCTGCTGATACAGTTCCAAGGACCAGTTCAGCCCGAACCAGACCACATGGTTTCCGCCCTGCTGCAAATTCAGCCCGTAGGCACAAGATGCCGGGTGCGCCAGCAGAATGTCGATCTGACGGGCGTTCCAGTCCGCTGCGTCCTGTGCATTTTGCAATACACGGACACGCAGCTTAGACCCCGCCAGCAACGTAGTGATCCGTGTGACGTCATGCCGGAAATTGTAAAACACCAGTGCCGGTGCCCCGTGCAGCTGCTCCAGAAGCCCCTCAAACGCCTCCAGTTTGCACCGGTGGATCTCTACCGCACTGCGGTTCTCGTCGTATACAGCCCCGTTACACAGCTGCAGCAGCTTGTTGGACAACGCTGCCGCCGATCCGGCATCGATCGTAGCTTCGTCCACCTCCAGCAGCATTTCCCTTTCCAGCTGCTGATACGCTTTCGCTGCCTTACTGTCCAGCTGCACCGGGATCGTGTCATACACCAATTCCGGCAGCTGCAAATAATCCTCGGCTTTCATGCTGATGCAGATGTCGCCGATCTTGTCCTGTATGGCCTTCTGTGCATCTTCCTTCGCCTCATAGGTCGTGAAGTGTCCGCCGTGGGTATTGCTGTTGAAATACATCTCCCGAAATCCGGTGACAGTCCGCCCCAGACGGATACCGCCGTCCAGCAGATACAGCTGTGCCCACAGATCCTGAATGCTGTTCGGTGCCGGTGTGCCGGTCAGTTCGATCAACCGCTGCACATGGGGCCTGATCCACGTCAAAGATTTGAATCGCTTTGCCTTGCTGGATTTGAAGCTACTGCTTTCGTCGATAACGATCATGTCAAACGGCCATGCGTTTTTGAAATAATCCACCAGCCAAACGACATTCTCCCGATTCGTGATGTAGACATCTGCCGGACTGCACGCTGCACGGATCCGCTTCTGTGTGCTGCCCAGAATCATGGAGAACCGCAGGTGCCGCAGATGATCCCACTTCGCCGCCTCTGTGTCCCATGTAGCTTCGGCAACTTTCTTCGGGGCGATGATCAGACACCGGCACACCTGCAGCCGATTATAGATCAGCTCCTGTACGGCGGTCAGTGTGATCACCGTTTTTCCCAGCCCCATATCCAGAAACAGCCCCAGTGCCCGATCGGATACGATCCGGTCAATGCAGTACTGCTGGTAGGGGTGCGGCGTGAACTTCATTCCGGCAGTCCATACGCGGTGATATGCTTTTGCATGAACTTGTCCACCTCCTCCTGTGTACTCAGCACATAGACTTTCGTGCCGACCGCAGCCAGCCGCTTTATCTGCAGCTGCTGGGATTTGGATAGATTGCCTTTTCGCCCCGGTGCTTTCAGCTCCACCGGCACGATCCCGCCGCCCGGGAAAAATACCAGACGGTCAGGTACGCCGCAGCAGCCCGGCGACGTCCACTTGTATGCCCTGCCGCCGATACGCCGTACACAGCGGCAAAGATAGCGTTCCACTTGTTTTTCATCGTCCATGTCAGTCCTCGCTTTCGTTTTTGTGACCTCACGCACACACGCGTATACATACACGCATCAGGCGTATTAGGTATATTATATATTCCTCTATTCCCCTATTTTATATATTCTATTACTATTAAAGTTGACAAGTTGACAAATAATAAAATATATCGCAGTTACGATGTTTTTACGCCAACTTTGCTGTCAACTTCTCTGTCAAACTGTCAAAGTTCCCATGTTTTCCCATAGTTGACGGCAAAAGAGAAAGTTGACGGTTTAGGGTATCCGTAAAAATCCTTTTTGCGTGCCATACGCGACACCGAACCGCATATTGGATTTACATCTTTCCCACCCCGGGATCCTAGCCAGAATTGCATTGATCTCCGCCGCATCAGACCTCCGGAAATAGCGAATCTCGCCGCCGAACGCCTCGCACCAGATCTCAACAGCACATACCCGCTCCCGACGTTTCAGTTTCGTCTTTTCCTTGTCATTGGCGAAGCCGCCCGCCCAGTACATCTTGTGCTCAAACAGCGTCCGTTTCTCCCAGTCCTCCGGAATCTCCCGATCCAGAAAGTCCCGGATAACGCCCTCTTTCGCACTGTGCTCGCTGTGTTCTTCCTGTGCCTGCTTTGCGTACGTCTCTACCTCCGGCAGCAGATACAGCTTTTCGCCGTTGTGCCACAGTGTGAGTGCCTCTGCCCAGATCTGCGGCACATTCGCCGCCAGCTCCGTAAATACGCTTTTCGCCGGCTGCTGTACGCCGCACTCCACCGGCCAGAAACGCCGGTTTCCCGTATGGTCCCGCAGGAATTCTTCTTCGTTGGTCGTGCCGAAGAATACGCATCTTCTGGGGTACCGCCCCGTTCGTCTGCCGTAAGGCTCCCGAAAAATGTCCTCCTGCTTGGATAAAAACTGCTTGATCTTGTTGTCGTCCGCCTTGGACATTCCCACCAGTTCCGCAAGCTCCATGATCCAAGATCCCTGTATGGTTTCGTATGCGTCCTTTCCATCAAACGTTGTCAGACTGTCGTTGAACCACTTCGGTGCCAGCAGCCGCAGCAGCGTGGATTTTCCCAGCCCCTGCGGACCTGCCAGAACCGGCATATAGTCGTACTTGATGCCTGGGATCATGGCGCGTGCCACTGCCGCAGTCAGGGACGTTTTCGCCACAGCACGGGTATAGGCACTGTCTGCGGCTCCCAGATAGTCGATGTACAAGGTTTCCACTCTCGGCACACCGTCCCATTCCGGAAGGCTTTTCAGATAATCCTGCACGGCATTGATCTTGTTTCGGTGACAGCACAGGCTCACCGCATCGCTGATCCGGTCCTTTCCGGTCACGGCGTATACCTTTTCGATGTAGTGCCGCAGTCCGGCATCGTCATTGTCTGTCCAGTCCCGCACCTCCGGACTGTCGTTCCAAGGCAGTGCACCCAAGCACAGGATCCGGTTGGAAAATTCCTCGAAAACAAACTTTCCTTTCAGATTCGGATCGTTCTCCAGAATAATCAGTACGTTGTCTGTGGTTTTCAGGGGCTTTCCGGATTCAGAATGTACCTGCAGCAGCTGCATCCAGTCCGCATTTTCCGCAGGTGCAGCCCCGAACGCTGCCGTAGCAGCGGCGTACCGTTCCTGCAGCAGCAGTTGTGCCACACCGGTATCTTTAACCGCATAATCACACGCCGCCTGATAGGACGGCAGCTTGTTTGTCGGCGTATCCGGCTTTGCATCGCTGTCCTTGTCGCCGAACAGGTGCAGCCTCATCAGATCAAACGCATTGCACAGCTTGCCGCCTGCCGGATCGTGTGCGTGATGGGAAAAGAGAAACTTGCCGCCCTCATAGACCACCGCACCGCCGGTAGTTGTGCCGCCGGCATAGGTGAAGCGATCTCCGGTATCACACACCGTGTACTTGTCCGGCAGGAGCTCTGCAATGACCTTGTACACGTCATATATCCGGCAGAACGCCCCCACCACGCCGGACTTCTCTGTCGGATCTGCCTGCTTTGTTCCCCGCGGGATTTTCGGTGCAGTCAGCCCTGCCCACTGTTTCACGTCCCGCCAGTCGGCGTACATGCCCAGAATACCGTCGGGATCGGCGAAATACTTGTCCCCGTAGGTGTAGACGTAGGTACTGTCCGCACAGCACGACGGCCAGTACATCAACCGTGATGCCTCAAAGGTCGTCGGATCGCACTGTTCCATGCCGATGTATTCCGCCAGTTTCCGTGCGATCGGCTCGTATTCGTCCGTCGTGCACGTTCTGGACAGCGGGATCAGCACGCGCAGTCTGGGTGCCGCTTCACTGTGTTTTCGGGTGGAGTACACGCAGTAGGCACAGTTCAGCCCCTCGATCCGCTGCAGGACTCCCTGCGTACCGCTGGGAGCGATGTTGTCCATATCCAGTGTGACGACCTCTCTGCCTGTCACTGCGGACGCTTTCCGCTGCCTGCCCTCCAGTGTGCCGGCAACGTAGCCTCCTACATCTTTCAGGCTGTCCTGTTTTGGTTTCGGCAGCTTCAGATATTCCTCCAGCGTTTCCGTTCCCCGCATAGGCGTTGCAAGCTTCGCCACGAGTTCTGACCACCGCAGCTGCTGGGCATTCCACTGTGTGGCTTTCCGGCTGCTGCCGGTGGTTATGGTAATCTTTCTGTCGTTTTGCATTCGTCAGCACCACCTAATCCTTTTTGTAATAGTCCCCCACGAATCCGGCGGCATTGAGTACCAGCCCCGCCGCCCACGGGATCGGCTGCCGCATCAGTTCACACGCCGCCTGCAGATCCGCACGTTCTTCCGGACAGTCGATCACCGCCTCATCGTGAATGTGCATGACCGTCTGATAGCCGGCATCTTCCAGCCGCTGCAGCGTCACCGCAAGGCAGTCCCTTGCGATCGCCTGCACAATGTTCTCTGTCAGCTTGCCGCCGTAGGTTTCCAGATCCGCCCACTTTTTACCTGCCTGACTTACGCCGTAATAGTGCAGGCTGTCACCGTCAAACCGGTTCTTCCCGATATGCGGACGGGCATAGAACAGCTTTCTTCCGGACGGCAGCTGCACGGTCAGAAAATCCTGCTTTGTTGCAAAGTCGCCCTCTCTGCGGAAGATACAGCCGTTTACGCCCACCGGCGTACAAGTCTGCACTGCCTGCAAAGCGGCGTTCTCCAGCTGGTACCACAGTCTTGTGATATTCGGGTTTGCCTTTCTCCAGCGGTGTACAATGTCCGGCAGCTCGTCCTCAGACAGCCCCATTTTTAAGGCTCCCATGTTGATCAGAGCACCGGCGGAGCCGCCGTACCCCAATGCCAGTTCTGCGATCTTTCCCTTTTGCCGCAGTGCGTATTCCGGATTGCCCTTTTTGATTTTTTCAATAGGTACACCGAACATTGCCGATGCCGAGGCTTCGTAGATCTTTCCGTGCGTGCGGAACACCTCCTGCCGCCATGTTTCCTTTGCAAGCCACGCGATCACACGGGCTTCGATCGCTGAAAAATCCGCCACAACAAACTTGCAGTCCTTTGCCGGAACGAAAGCCGTCCGGATCAGCTGGGACAGCGTGTCCGGCACGTTGCCGAAGGTCAGAGCGATCATTTCCGTGTCCCGTCCCTTTACCATATCTCTGGCAAGGTCCAGTTCCTCGATGTAATTGCGGGGCAGATTCTGTGCCTGCACCAGCCGCCCTGCCCAGCGTCCGGTACGGTTCGCCCCGTAGAATTGCAGCAGTCCCCGAACACGCCCGTCTTTGCAAACGCTTTTCACCATTGCCTCGTACTTCTTTACCGAGGACTTCCCCAGCTCCTGCCGTATCTCCAGTACCCGCCGCACCTTTGCGGGCAGCTCCGATCTTGCAAGCAGTTCCTTGACGGTTTCCTTGTCCAAGGATTCCACCGTCAGTCCGGTCTGTGTTTCGACCCAGCCTTTCAGCTGCCCTACTGCGTTCGGGTTTTCCAGTCCGGTCAGCGTTACCGCCTCCTGCATCAGATCGGAAGTGACCGCACCGGCGATGTGCAGTGCCCCGTCGATCAGATCCATGTCCAGCCGGATACCGGCAGCGTTGATCCGCTGATCCAGTTCCCACTCCCGCTGCACCTGTTCCGGCACAGGGAATGCGGACAGCCGTCTTTCAATTGCCATTTCCGTCACCACGTCCTGTTTGCAGTACTCCCGAAACAGCCGCCACTTTTCCGGCTCGTGGCGGGGCAAAACCCGAGCGGTCGGGTTTCTTGCGTTCGGGGTGTGCGGCGTGCAGAACGTCCGGATCAGAGCCTTGCCCGTGGCAAGCTTACGCTTTTCCTGCGGCAGCCCTAACGCCTCGCCGGTTGCGGCAAGTCCGGCGGTATACCCGCAGTACAGACCGTGCAGCTGTGTACAACGCCACTGAGAAAGCCACGACACCGGCTCGATCTGAAAATACTTTGACAAGCAATACCACTCAAATGCCGCATTGTATGCGTGATTCTGTACAGTCGGATCAAATACCGCCTGCACGATTTCTTCCGGCAGAGATTCTCCGCACGCCAAGTCGATAATGTTTACATCGCCACCGTCTACGCTGTAAGCAAACAGCAGTATCTCAAAATCATCGGACTGCACATATTTGTACAGTCCGGATTTCGTGATGTCTACACTGCTATAGGTTTCGATGTCGATGCTCAGATGCCGGCTCATGCACCGTAAATGGGCTGACCGGTGATCGGATCAACCGCTGTGTACTGCGGTGCCGGTGCCGCCTGCGGATACTGCCCTGCATAGGGGTTCTGCATCGGCTGTGCATAGCCCTGCGGCTGTACAGGAGCACTTACCGCAGGTGCAGCCGCACCGGCATAGGCGTTTGCACCGCCAAAGGCATCTGCTGCGGACACATGACCGCCCAAGGGTTCGCCGTCCTCCAGCTTTTGTACCGCCTCCAGACCGCAGCCGATCCCACGCTTGCCGGAGAAGTTGTAGGCGTAGAACGATACGCACACACGGGCATACATACCGCTGTAGATGTCGCCGGCATTGACGACAGGGTTCTGACCAATATCCACGATCGGCACCGGATTCTTGTTTCCGGCAGTGAATACCCAGTGCCCCTTGCACTCTGCCCCGAAGGGTTCCCCGTTCGGGCGAACACCGTCCCCGTCATAGATCGGGCTTTCGATCTTCGGCGGCATTACGCCATTCCACTTTGCCCCGACACCGGCGTTGACCGCTGCCTGATAAGCGGCGTCCAGACGAGCCTTTGTGGCAACGTCAGACTTCGGCAGCAGTATGGTTACACCGTACTTCGGGTTGCTGCCGTCCGGAGCACTGCTGTGGGGCTGATTGAGGTGTACGTAAGAAAGTCTTACCTTGTCCGTTGTAAACTGATTTGCATTCAAACTCATGATATTTTTCCTCCAAACATTTCTTCTAATTTCTTCTTTGCGTATGGTCTGCGTTTGTCTGCTGCCGGCACGACCGTAGGCTTTCCCGGCGGCTTCACGATGTAACCGCCGATCAGCTCTGTCAGGTGCTTTTTGCCGCACAGTTTTTCCAGTGCCGTCAGATTCAGCGGCTTTCTTTCGTACAGCAAGGCGGCATCATAGCCGGACTGTTCCAGTACCTGAAATGCAGCGTCGGTATCTGTGAGAGTGCGGTTCGACCTGCCCTCCACAAGCTTCCAGCCAGGGATCTCCTTGCCGGCGATCAGCTGCCTTTCGGCGTATTCCTCCAAGGACTTTACCCAGCTTTGCAGGGACTGTGCCGCCGTGAGGATACTGCCGATCTCTGCATCAGACAACAGGGTATCCGTTTGCCGCTTGCCAATCTCCAGCATCTGTACCGCCCGTGCACGGCACTGTGCCTTTGCCCGACAGAACCGGCACCAGTCCCCTGCGTGGAATTCTCCGGTGCCTTTTGCCGCCTGCTCTGCAAGCGGCTTTACCCGATCGCCCCACCGCTGCAATTCGTCTGCGGTCAGACTATCTGTGGAGATGTTGTCGAGCCGTGGCTGTACAATGTGCATCTGCACCTGTCTGATCGTGTACAGCAGACTGTACTCCTGCACGGCACCGAGGGCATACAGCCGCAGCTGCGGGTTGTTCTCCGCCGACACTGCCACACCTTTCCCGTATTTCAGGTCTACGATGTGCAGCGTGTCGTCATACAGGATCACACAGTCCCCTGTACCAAATCCGCCGGGGACAATCTGGGAAAAGTCCAGCCGCTTTTCTACGACTACATACGGCGTTCCGGCAAACGCCATGCACAAGCTGCGTATGTAGTCCACATAGGCGTCTGTGTAGCCGTCCATTTCCCGTTGATACAGCTCGTCCGACTGGATCTCTGCCAGCCTCTGCTTGTATGCCGAGGGCTTCATGATCTCAAACTGCTTACGCAGTTTCAGTTCTGCCAGACTGTGGGCAAGCGTTCCCTCAGCGGCGTAGCTGCCGGCAGTGTCGGGAAACTGTTTCTCCAGTGCAGCGGACGGGGTGCAGTTTATCCACCGATGTGCACCGGAGGCGGATAAGAATGCGTGTTCTTCCGGCATCAGATCTGCCCTCCCATCTGCCGCAGTCTTCCGGCAAACTCTGCCCGACGGTTCTCCGGAACAGAGGCAAGCCCTGCCGGTGCACCGAACTCCGCCAGCAGTGCCTGCAGCTCCGGCTGCTTGCCTGCTTCCATCAGAGGACGGCAGGCGATTGCAAGATCGTTTACGCTGTAGGCACGCACCTGTGTGGGAATGCCGGTCGGCAACGGTTCCTGCTGTACCGGCACCGCAGTGTTAACGGGAACGGCTGTCGGAGCCGGTACGGCCGCAGGCTGCGGAGCTGCGACCGGAGCCGGCTGCGAAGATGCTGTCGGCAGCGGTTCAGACTGCAAGGGCGGTGCCGGCGGATTCAGGGGCTTGCTGCCCGCCAGCAGACCGGCGATCGCCGCCGCCTGTTCCGGTGTGACTGTCAGTGTCATTGTGATTTCCATGATGTTTTACCTCCGTAAAATTGATTATATTGCAACACCATTTACAGGTGTAGCCGTCGTTTTCGATACTGCCGCAGTAAGGACAGCGTATAGGGATACTAGTTTCCCAAGGAAAGCCCAAAAGCATCACCGTCTTTCATAGATACGCCTGTGATCTTAGACAAAAGAGCGGCGTTCTTCCGGCAGCGTTCCGCTGTTCTGGCGGATTCCGGCGGCAGGCGTTCTGCCCGTCTGTGTAAGTACACAAGCAGCTCCTGCACTTCGGTTTCCTCGCTGTTCTCTTTCATAAGGCGAAACAGCTGCCGAGCCTTCTTCTGCGTTACCGGAAAGAACGTTTCCAGACAGAGCGTCAGCTTGCCGCAGGGATAGCAGATGGTAAACGTGCCGTTCGTTTTACCCGAGGTGTGTTTCTTAGCCACGGCGGCATGCCTCCTCGACAGCCGCTTTTTCCTTGTCAGCTACGACTGCTTTGTCGAAGTCAGCAATCAGCCGCCGCAGAATGTCCCGCATCATCACCTTGTCCAGCGTGTCGTCGTGCCGGATACTCTCGATCGCTGTCGCGTAGACGTATGAGTCTGAGTGGCAGGTTACAGTTTTCTCGGTTTTCATTTGACAAATTCCTCCGTTCGTGGTATGATAAGTATGGTTATTTTTTACCCATGCCCCCGTTACCGGTTGCTGCCGGTGCGGGGGTTTTCTTTGTGTCACAGTGTGCCTTGACAGCGTTTATCGCCACTCTGGCACGCAGTTCCTTGCTGGTTTCGCCGAGGACTTCTGGGATACCGCCGCCGGCGTAGAGATGTGCCAGCATCGGGAAGTCCGCCCTACTCATCGGCAGGGACAGCAGATACTTTATCACGCCGTTGTACTCCTCGGCGGTCATTTTGAGGATCATTGGTTTTCCTCCTCGTCCTGCATTTCGTCCGCCAACTTCAAAACCATGGTAGCAAAGCTGTGTAGTGTCTTCTGCGTGTCCTCGCTTCTATTTTCAGCGACAGTCGTTGCAACACATTTTACGGTACCGAGAAGGCACGTGAGCATTTCGCCCACAGTCGGCTTTTCTGCGACGATCTGCACATTCAGCCGATCCGCTGCTTCGTCGATATTGATGTGAAACTCAATGTGTTTCTTCTGGGTTTCCATGATGATACTTCCTTTCACGTATTTACTTTGCGGCATTTTTCTGTGCTTCTACCGCAGCGATCGCCTCATCGGCATGCTGCTTCACATACTCCAGAAACGCTGCGAAGAAATCGCTCTGCGGTTCTTTGCCGGAAGAACGAACTTCCACCGGCATTTCTTTCAGGTCGGTTTTTGCCATGTTATGCTCCTTTCTCACACATATGATGTTCTTACGATTGTTTCGCCATTCGGCAGGTTGTATTCCTCGACTGTTGGTTCCCGTTTGGTGTTTAGTGGCTTACAAGCCCGAAGAAGTCCCTCAATTTCTCTTGCACAGTCTAAAATAAATCGCCGGAGTTCCTGCCGTTCTCTGCGACTGCTACAACGCTCAAGGCGAGCGGTTGCGTTCACCATAGCAGCTTTCAGAATCGCCACTGTGTCAAAATCTGAACACTGAACAAGAATTTTATCGTCCATGCTATCTCCTTTCTGTTGTGGCTCTGTTAAATAAGATTACAGAATGCGTGTGAATCTATCTTGTTCTTCAGATCTACCTTGAACAGATCGGGTGTCATATCAATATCCAAATGAAGAACGAATCGATTTCCCGGTCCAGGAACACTACTTATGCTGTAGCCAAGTACACATTCCAATCTCTTGTCATCAAGCCAGATTGCTGTTTGACCAACTTCATTTGCTTCGATTTTAATTTTCACGGTTCACACCTCTTTTCTATGTTGAAACAACACTTCGATCGGCGTTTCCGGAAACCACGTTTTCTGAATGAAAATTGCCTGCTCCACGGTGAATGAACGTTTTCCGCACGTTTTGTGCCAGAGCGTCCCTTCGTCTACGCCGAGTACCTGTGCCATTGTCTTTTTCTTAATGCCTTTTCGTTTGATCTCGTATTCGAGAAACGGGTAATTGTAATTCTTTTGTTTCATTTGTTTCCTTTCTGTCTTATTAGCACTTGACTTTCGTCAATTTTTGTGTTATAATATGAACATCAATCTATTAAGAAAGGAAGTTTTTATCCATGCCAAAAATTGACGTTAATGTTTCTGAGAATGTCACCGATTTGGCCAACAAGCCCATTCACAATCTTTTTGACAAGTCAACCGCTGCTTTGGGAAACGGACTTGCAAGTGCTTTTAGCTTGGTTTTTGCTCCTATAGAGTATTTAGGGCAATCGGCACAACTTGCTTACCAATATCGAATTGAGAAAAAACAACTCAGCTACCAAAAGAACATTGAAGCGTACAAACAAGAACTCGAAGACAAGGTAAAAGAGATACCACAAGAGAACTTAATTGAACCCGATTTCCATACCGCATATGAGGCACTTGAAAACTCAAAAAGCTGCATTACGGATGAGGAACTGCGAAAAATGTTTGTCAACTTGATTAGCAGTTCCATGAATTCATCAACAAGCGATTTTGTACACCCTTCTTTTGCAAGCATCATAAAACAAATGTCTGTCCTTGATGCAAAAGTCCTTATGGCATTTAAGTTTAGAAAAGACCACCCAATTCTAGAGCTAAGAGAAAAAAACAATCGTGGTGAATATCAGACGATCATGACAAACTTCTTCATATACATTACACTAAATGAAAATGAACAAATCGACCTCAATATAACGCAAATTCAGAACTCTATTTCAAATTTAGATAGACTTGGGCTTGTTGATGTTGATTACTCAAAACATCTAACGAACGAACAATGCTATAGTGACTTAGAAGAAAATGCAAATAGATTATACGAAGGGCATTCTATAGCTGTAGAGAATAGAATGATGCAAAAAGGAATCGTGTTTTTAACGCCGCTTGGAGAAAGTTTCATCAGAGTTTGTTTATCCGATTAAGAGTTCCTTCGGTTTGTTCTTTCACTCGGCTCATAAAGTCCAGACTGACCTTTTCCATTTGGCCAATTGACTCTGTGTAAGCCTTTTCCAATCGTTTCATTGCCCGAATCAGATAACATCGTGCAATAACAAATGAAACAATAGCTGAAGATGCGATTGCTGCTAACAGTACCGTTTTTCATCACCTCCTTTCTGCACAGTAACAATTTTGAACCATTGGGACTTACCAAGCTGTTTTTTAGTTTGGTAAGTCTTTTTTGTGTCTCGGTATCAATTTTCCATAAGCCGGAGGCAAGATTTTCTCGCATTCACATCACGATTTCTGCAGTTCGAACAAATCGTTCGGATTTACGTCCAATGCTGCACAAATACATCTAATGTACTGGACGTTAATTGACTTGCGTCCGTTCATCATGTTGCTAAACTCCTGTGCGGTAAAGCCAGAACGTTCTGCAACGTACTTCTGTTTCAGACCTTTTTCTTCCATGATGCGTCTGATGTTATATGCTACAATGTTCATGCTGTTCACCTCGTTTCTATGGTATATAACGATTGGTTTTTGCTAACTTGCACACAAGTATCATTTTTCCCTAAGGGGAGATACTTGATTCTCAGTATTTCTGAGAACATAATTATTATATCACAGTTATACTGAGAATGTCAATAGGAAAATACAGTATTTTTGAGAAAAAAGTATACAATGTTTGCAAAGCATTTTTGTGCAAGATTTACGTTTCTATCAGTTTTACTGTACTTTTGTATTGACTATATCCTACGTTCGTGGTATAATATAAATACCATATTCTTAGGAGGTGCTTTATGAGCATTGGAAGTAGAATCAAAGAAAAAAGAGAATCTATTGGCATGACACAGGAAGAACTGGCTGCGGAACTGGGTGTTTCAAAGGGCGCAATCGGCAACTATGAATCCGGAAACTCTTACCCCAAAATTGATAATATGATACAATTGTTCAAAGCGTTGAAAACGGATGCAAACTACATATTTCAAGATGAAACCGTACAAAAAGAGATGATGCTGTCCTCAAAAGAGCAGACTGTTATCAAGAAATATAGAAAGCTTGATGACTATGGCGTTGATGCTGTAGATGGTGTATTAGATGTTGAATATATCAGATGTACCAATCCTGTCCCTTTGCAATCTCAGTCCCACACATGGACGATCTGCTACAGCGAGTACAAGGCATCTGCCGGAACAGGCGTAATGCTGGATTCCTACGAACGTATGGAACGGCTGGACGTACTGGATACGCCGGCAGCACGTCGTGCAGATTACGGACTGATGATCTCCGGCAACAGCATGGAGCCGGTATACCACGACGGAGATATTGTGCTGGTAGAACAAGCAGATTCTGTGGAAGTCGGCGAAGTCGGTATCTTCGTGGTAGACGGCGACGGCTATATCAAGAAATTCGGCGGAGACTGCTTGATCTCTCTGAACGAAGACTACGATCCGATCCCTCTGCATGAATACAACCGCGTAAAATGCTGCGGCAAGGTAATTGGCGTGGCACAGGTTGCAGAGTGATATATTGGCATATTATTTTGTTTGAAAGAGAAGGTGTTACTTATGAAAAAGAAACTGATTTCTATTTTGTTAGCTGGTGCTGTAATGGCATCACTCTCGGGGTGCGGGGCGGAACAAGCAAAATCAGAGAGCAGCAAGCAAACCGAAACGGCTACTAGAACGGAAGAAACAACCAAAGAAACCGAATACACCGCACAAAAAGCGGAAGAAACTACGCTCAAAACCGAAAGTACAACTATAGTAGAAACGACCACAGCTCAAGCTCTCGAACCGGAACTTGCAGATATAACAGCGGAAGAAATGAAACTGAAAATCCCTGCGACTTGGGAGCGTTCAAACGACGCACCGTATTTGTGGTATGCAGAAGACCGTTCCAGTTTCTCTATCACGACCGGCAAAGATGTTTCTTTCAAAAATTTTAGTAACACTGATTTACTCTCTATTGCAGTAAAAGTAACGGACGAACAATTTTTAGAGGAGGCTGCTAATGGCGATATATACGGCTACGATGGATATACCTACGAAACATATGATGGTATTCAAGCGGCTGTTATGAATTACACGCTAGTAAACGATGATTATGACACAGCAGCGAAGTCTGTCATCTTTGCTTATGATGCCACTGAATACATGGTATTTGCACAGCTAACAGTACACAATCAGCCATCTGATGTTTCCAAGAAATTAGATGATATTTTGAACAGCATTCAGTTTTCATCTGTAGATGCAGAATAATTGTATAACAAAAAAAGCCCCACCGAAAACGGTAGGGCAACATCAAATATAAAAAAACCGCCCCACGGCGGCAACCGTGAAGCGGCAAGAGGAAAAACTATTGCGATAATAGACTTCCCAAACAAGGTCTATTATAGCATATTTCCTCGTAAAAATCAAGTCTTAGGAGGAAATTTGCGCATGAATGCAGTGATCTACGCCCGTTACAGCTGCGACCGGCAGACCGAGCAGTCCATTGAGGGACAGCTTCGGGAATGCAAGGCGTTTAGACGCCCGGCGTCTGAGGGCATCCACATCATCGGAGAGTACATTGACCGTGCGATCAGCGGCACAACTGCCAATCGTCCGGAATTTCAGCGAATGATCGCCGACAGCAAATACAAGACATTTCAGGCGGTCATCGTGTACAAGCTTGACCGCTTCGCCAGAAACCGCTATGACAGTGCCATGTACAAAAGCAAGCTGAAAGCCAACGGCGTGCGGGTTCTCTCTGCCAAAGAGCATATCACAGACAGTCCGGAGGGCATCATTCTGGAGGGACTGCTGGAGGCAATGAACGAGTACTACAGTGCGGAGCTTTCCCAGAAGATCAAGCGTGGCATGCGTGAGAACGCCATCAAGGGCAAGACTACCGGCGGCAACGTGGCTCTGGGCTATCGCATCGGAGCTGACAAGCAGATGGAGATCGACCCGGCAGGTGCATCACTGGTACGCCGGATCTTCACCAGCTACGACAACGGCATGACATTCACTGAGATCTGCGACGATCTGAACCACGCCGGCTACACTACCAGCCGCGGCAAGCAGTTCCGCATTGATACCATTTCCCGAATCCTTGCCAACCAGAGATACACAGGGACGTTCCAGTGTGCCGGAGAAGATGCCCACTGTCCCCCGATCATCGAGCCGGCATTGTTCCGGAGCGTGCAGGAACGTCTGACGGAATCCAGACACAAGCACCGCCACACCCAGAGCCCCCATGACTATGTGCTGACCGGAAAAGCGATCTGCGGCACTTGTGGCAGACGGCTCACCGGCAGAGCCGGAACCAGCAAAACGGACAAGCGGTATTATTACTACTGCTGCCCGAACAAGTGCTGCGGCTGGCTGCCTGCTGCGGAACTGGAACATGCTGTGCTGGATGCGATCGCACAGTACACTACTCCGGAGGCGTGCGAGCAGATCGCAAATGCCACCTATGCACTGTACCAGCAGAGCACCCACGAAAACGCCGATCTGACGGCTGCACAGCGGCGATTGCAGGAAACGGAAAAGAAACTGGAGAACGCCGTAAACGCCGTGCTGAAAGGCATCACATCGGCAGCCCTGCAGGCGACCATGCAGCAACTGGAACAGCAGAAAGCGGCTCTGGAAACGGAAGTGCGACTGCTGCAAACCGACGCACCGGAGCTGAAGCTGGAGCATTTCCAATACTTCGCACACCGTCTGCTAGAAGTACAGGCAGAGGGCACGGAGAAAATCCTGCAGCTGCTTGTGAATCAGGTCATCGTGTACAAGGAGCAGATCACTGTGCTGGTCAATCTGACCGATAAAACAAAAACTCCCCCGCTGGAGCAGGTAACCGCTGCTCTGCGGGAGAGTTCGTGCAGTGTTGCGTGTGGTGGAGGC